AGTCTTTATTGGCCTTTTTGTATTTTGTTCCAACATGTTCCAGTGCCTTTAGAACATTTTAGGTCAATTTTCTTTTGTAATTTCAATGATTTACTATATTGTTGACCTATTTGTTCCATGTTCCAGACAGGTAAATTTAAAAAAATATTTTTTACAAATGTATAAAAAAAGTTACTTAGGAAGAACATGACCCCTGAAGCCGGATGCTTGAACCCTGATTCCTGCTCCAAGATGCCTTTATTCAACCACATTTTCGCCATTATCCTTTAATTTATAGTATTGATCTACTCTTTTTAGCCAATCATACTTAGCTTTTCTAAACTCTTGACCTTCCCACTCAAACTCCTGGTAGTACATATCCTTAGTTACAATGAAATTAATACCACGTGGAATGTGTTCACCAAACATATCTTCAAAAGCAAGAGCATATGCCGCAAGTTGTATTCTATAAGAATCATGGAGCCATTCTTTCTTTTTAGGTTTATTAGCATTCTTATGGTCACATACTGTTATCTTACCATCATGTATTCCTATAAGGTCCGTTTGACCGGCAAATAGGCCCTGATAAGCTAAATATGGCTCTACACCCCACACTTCACTCAAACGGCTGTCTATGGCGCTCTCTATTAGAATATCGGCCATTTTATGAGCATGCTGACCCATATCAGTTAAATCCAGGTGCTTTGTATCTGTTATATAGTTTTCAACGATTCTATGTAATATTGATCCTCGTGCCGCAGCTGTATCTCTTATCTTATCAGCGTTCTCAGCTCCGACTCTTTTCTTCCATGCATCGAGTATTGCTTTCTTTTCAGCAGTCTCAGTAGCAGTTAGTATAGTTGTAACCGATGGCAATGCTTCACCATTAATACTATAAACTCTTTTACCATCAACCATGGTACGTGTTGATGTTGGGTAGTCAAATTGTTTAGTCTTTATCATTTATTTCACCTTTTAAATATTTTATTCCACGTTCTAATGACGGAATGTCATCACCTAATTTACCTAATCCACTATTACAATCATTACATAACCATCCTCTAAACTTATTAGTTTTATGGCAATGATCTAAAAATAATTTTTTTTCTTTACCACATAAGTGACAATTTTCTGAGGGAGGACCATTTTCTTTTTTTAAAAGAGTTAAAATTCTATCATTTTCATTTTGACACTTTCTACATTCATTTCTTAATTTTTTTCTACCATATTGATCAAAACCACCCTGTAAATTATATTCTTTTTCATTTTTTAATTCATGACAATTTTTACAATGTTGATACATATCATTAACACCTTTAATAATATGTATTTTATCACCATCATATCTTTTAAATATAGGTAATATATCTTTTTCAAGCACAAGTGATGGATCGTATTCAACAGTAAATGTAACTCTTCTAGAAGCTTTTTTCATTTTCTATTACCTCAAACTTTCCATCTCTCCAAACAATTGCATGATTGGTATCTTTTATAATATTGTATTGCCATGCCATTGCTTCAATAGTCTTAGCTCTTTTTAATTCTTTACCATAATTAAAATTTTTAGATAAATTTTTTAATTTATCAGACGCTTCATTAGGTAAACTAATTTGTTTGTAGCGTTCCGCATACATTTTTCTATATAGATCAGCCATAGTATTATAATTTAAAAGCCTGTAGTGCATTTTGTTTTTCTTCAGCCTCAACTATCTTAGATAGTTGTTTATCAATTTCTTCTAAGTGTTGTGGGTGTTCACCAATACCTACAGAACTATTTAAATAAATTTGTATAGTAGCATCAGCTGACGCTATATCAGCCTCATACTTTTTATCTAGTGCTTCTAACATTGCTCTTCTCATTAATTATTCTCCTTGTTTTTCTTTCAGTTTAGATTGTAAATATATTTTTTGTTTAGTTAACATATCAACTGCATCATTCAGATTTGTATTTTTTTGATTTAAAGTATCAACTTCATCATTTAATCTTTTAATAACAACATTTAATTGTCTAACTAATTCAGACTCTAACACAAGTCTTTCAGTTTTTATTTTATGTATTTGTCTTTCCTGTTCAAATGTATTTTTATCCATTATTTCTCCTTCTGAATTACAAAGTGGACATTGTAGAACTTCCTCTTTTGGATTGTCTACCGATTGTTTTACCTTTATATAACCATTGCCTTGGCATCTTGGACATATCTTTTTGAGCATATTGTTTTCTTATCCTTTCTATCGCTTCAAATGTTCTTTTTTTTACCATATCAGGTTCTATATCTGCGTATTCACAAATTAATTTAAAATCATCACTATAAAACCAAATTTCTTCTTTAGAAAAAGATTTAGCTGCACGCATTGCTTGCTTTTCTTTATTCTTTAAAAGATCTTCAAGACCTATAATCAAAACATTTCTCCAAAGATTTTTAATTGGGTCTTTTTTTTCGTTTAGTTCAACTGTCTTACTTACTAAATGAGAGCTTGCCATTTAATTTCCTTACTTTCTCGTTAATAATTATATCCAAAGCTTTTGCTCTAGACACTGAAACTTCAGGAACAATTATCTTCCTGATCTTATCTAACTTGTCACAACTCGAATGTGAGAGTGCAACAGATTTATATTTACTTATGTCTGTCATTTGTATATCCTCTTTCAATTAATTTATAATAACAAATATAGGATAATAATAAACTATTTTAATAATAAGTCAATGAAATTTTTTTTAACAATATACATATGTTCAGTAATCAATCAAAACTGCGCTGAAGTACCTTTTGAAAAATATGAATATGATAGATTTTATAATACACACGCAGAGTGTGTACAAAAAGGACTTGGTGAGTCTTACTCTATATTGTTTGATAATGAATTATTTACACAAGATGTGGTAAATAAAGCTGAACTATATCCTAAATTTATGTGTCAAAAGACAGATAACAAAAAGAAGCCTGAGGCCTGATTCCTTTAGCCTTTACCTTGGCCCTTGTAACGACGTGTGCGCTTTTGTCTCTTCTCGTTTTTATTTAATGATTTTTTATGTTGACGACTTCCTCTTTTTCTAGGCTTGTCTCTTACGATATGATCTTTAAATTTTTTAGCCATTACTTACCAACTTTTTTTACAGCTTTCAAATGACTTTTCGAAAACGACATTCCCTTTTTCATGTCTTTTTTCATTTGTTTCATATGCTTTGCAGTATGATGTTTTTTATGTTTCTTTAAAATTTTCTTTTCTTTTTTATCTATCATTTTATGTAGTTCTCCTTTATCCATTTTTTATCTGATTCATCTAATTTTAAATATCTAATTGAACCATTGATATGTTGTTTAGTATCATGACCACAATTAGTACATCTATAAAATTCAGAAACAATTGCAACTAAAATTGCTTCTTCTTCACACTCTTCACAAAGTCCATGTACAGTATCTATTTTTTGAAATAACTTTATTGATTTTTTATCTATCGTCATACTATATCGACTGCCTTTCCTATTATTGGTTTGTATTTTACTTTCTTATCCTCTCTGAAAGCACGCATAAACTGTCTTCTTGGTTGATAAGGTATGTAACTTGCATGTATCCATCCCGAACTTGGTTCTCCAGGTGTGTAAAACTCGAGAATCAATTGATCTGTCTCACAGTTCATATGTACCCAATCAGCAACTTCAGCGTTGTCGATTCCTATACATTCGAAATCAACCGCTTCAGCTTTTGCATGTTGTGATTTTTCTGAGCTACCAATTGCACGACAAAGCTCAATAGTACGAAATCCTGATGTAACTTTTACTCTACCAAATTGATCACGTACCGGCTGCAGTACATTTTCACATAATGCTTTTAGTTTTTGTATTTGATCTGAATTAGGATTATTATCAATGTTTAATCGGATCGCTGTATCCGATTTAATTAATTCTTGAAGAGTAAAGTTACGTGAAAGGTTCATTATTTTGATTCTATGATTATCTTATCAATACTCTCGCTTCCGTCAATGTTTTTTGACATAACTGCTTGAACTTCACCACACATTAATTGTTTATTATCCATATTCATATTACGTGTTGCTTCACGTTTCATTTTTAAACATGTTCCCATAGACTCTTGAACTCTATGTTCAACAAGTTGACCATTTAAAAATAAACATAAAGCTATTACTAATTTAGTCATTAATGTGATCCATTACCATTAGAAAATTTAATATCCCTTGTCGAATCTTTTAGTTTTTCTATGTCTTTTTTTAATTTTTCTATTTCTTTTTCATGAGCTTTTAACATCACTCCTGTATGAACATTGTCTTCTAATTGTTTTTGCATCTTTTCAATCTGAGTTGCCTGCCACTCGAGTATCATAAATTGTTCCTGATCGATTGGCTTCTGGACGCTCGCCTCTAGTAAATCTTTTTCAAATAATTGATTCTTAGTCTCTAAACGATTTAATCTTTCAATCACACCGAATGCAAACCATGCACCTACCACAATAGAACTGACCAACATTAAAAGGTTACGTAATGGCAAACCAATATTTGTATTATCACTTATCTTCATCTAACGGGTCCACCGAAAAATGCCAACAAGACAAATGCTACTATTAATAAACCTGTATAATAATAATTCATCCTGGCAGCCTCTACTATTGACATGATAAACACTCATCTGAATCAGAATCTAAATCTGCTAACGCTTCTTCTTTACACTGTTGACTACAAAACATATCTAATTCATCGTTTGCATCAAAAGCTTCTTTACATTTTTTACATTGTTTTCTCATTTTTTCTCCTCAATATTATAAAACATTTTATCAGAATCTTCTGTCACCCAGTCTCCGCCTTCTGCATCCCAATAAGTATTTTGTACTTTGTAGTCAGGCCAATCGTTATCTGTTGTGTAACTATTAACATGCCAAATGATTCTGTTGTTTGGCTGCGCAGCATAATTGCCGTTTTCAAGTGCTATTATATGTGCACACTTGTGTTCTTGCGGAATTTCAGAATGTTCCGTGTTTAGTATATTAGTCTCTGGATGAGCCCAGTCAATCGTAAATAAGTATTGACCTTTGTAGAATTTTTTATCTTTACCTAGATATTTTCCGTCTATACCAGCCAACCAATCAAAGCAATGCACACTAGGATAATAACTAAAACAATTCCACAGTTGAAGTTCGTTCGTCTGCATATCCGGCACATTGGCTCTGTCATACGATTTTTGGAAAAACGCTGAGATAGGCAAACGCCAAAAGCACGCACCATTGGGTAGCATGATGTTAAATAAGAGTGCGCGACCTGAAATAGAGACCAGACCAAAGATAACGCAGTCACTACTTTCTCCCTGATGTTTTTTAAGATCATAAAGATACTCCTTCCTTATCTTACAATAAATCGGCGGTATGTTAGCATTTAAATAAGCCATAGTACATTATTTTATTTCTCCCCAATTAGGACCAGACTCGTAGTCTACTTTATTTGGTACTTTCAAGTCAACTGCATTTTCCATGATATTTTTTATTTTTTTTGCTTGACTTTCTGATTCTATAGAAAAGTCTAATTCATCATGTATTTGTATATGACCTATTAAACCTTCTTTATATAAATCAACCATTGCTTTTTTAGTCATATCTGCAGCACTACCTTGAATTAATTTGTTTAATGCTTTGTATGTAAATGCTCTTCTATGTCCATTTTTATACCAATAATTTTTCTTAGGTTTTCCATCTTTATCATTAATAACTTTACCATCATCATCTAATAAATGTGGACCCATTTCTTTTAATTCCATCATAGTGTCATGATCTTCTGCAGGTACAAATGTTCCCCAATCAGAACCTCTTAGTATTGGTTCATATTTAGGAAATCTACAACGTCTTCCAAGTATAGTTTTTATCTTACCTCTTTGTTGAGCAGCAGCCATAACTCCATTAGTTAGTTGTTTTACAAAAGGAACATTACTGTGATACTGAGAAAATAATTCATCAGCTTTTTCTTTAGTTACACTTAATTCATTCATTAATTTTGCTTTACCCATACCATAGAATAAACCAAGATTAATTGTCTTAGCTTCTTTTCTATCTATGTTAGCTAATTTAGCTACTAACTTATGAAAGTCTGTATTAGGATCATTATGATATGCTTCTGCAATTGTTTCTGCTGATTCATAATCAAATCTTATACCGTAGTGTGTAACTAATCTTGGTTCTTGCTGTGAGTAATCAAATGTACCCCACTTACAACCTTCTTCAGGTATAAATAAACTTCTTATCAATGGGCCTGTATCTGGATCACGTGCTGGAATCTGTTGCAGATTAGGATTAGAATAACTAAATCTACCTGTAACCGTTCCTCCATCATCAGATCTAATTTGATTGATGTCTGCATGTATTCTACCCTTGTGTTGATGACTTAAAATGGTGTCAATAAAGGTTGTACTGACCTTGTTAATTTTTCTAGCTTCTGCTATCATACGTACTACAGGATGATTATGTGTAGAAATAAAGTTTTTAGTAAATGAGGGAGAGTCTGTCTTTTCAGTTCGGCTATAAGGTAGCTTCAGTTTGTCAAAAACTTCTGCAATCGATCTTGCAGCCCATATTTGAGTATCTACTCCTGTTTCTATTTTTATCTGTTGTAATAAGTTTTCTTCTTTTACTGCCATTACTGTTTTCAATTGATTGGCTTTCTCGATATCTACCCGAACACCTAGGTGGCGCATATCAACTAAACAAGGGAAAAGATCAGTCTCAAGATTAAATATATCTTGTAAGTCTTCTTCAATAATAATTTTTTTAAATCTATTCCAAAGTTCTAAAGTTAGAGCTGCATCTTCTTCTGCGTATCCACCTACTTCACTTGCAGGTAACTTCCACATTTCTGCTTTAGGATCTAGACCTCTTTCTTTAGCTGCTTTGGTAAGTAAAGATTCATTTTTACCTTTGTTTAAATAAACCCAAGATAAAGAATTTAATGAATATTGAAATCTGTTTTCATCTATAAGACTGGCTGCAATCATAGTATCTATAATTAAACCATTAATTTTTATACCAAGATTTCTAATCCAACATACATCGTACATGGCATTATGAAATATTTTTGTAGCAGGTGATTCACAAACATCTTTGAACCACCTCAATACTTTATCCCTATCCATGTTAGGTCCTTCACCATGACCTATTGGAAAATAATTTTTGTATCCATCTACAGCAACAGCTATACCTATAACTTCACCATTACCTATGATGGCCCCTGAACCCAGTTTCTTTAAATCTGGATCACGTGTTTCTAAGTCAATTGCAATCTCATCTGCTTTTCTTAGATCAGGAAATTCTGTAGGTGCTACCCATTCTGTAGTTGGCATCAACATTATTTTTTACCTTTTGTATCTTTCAGTTTTTTAATTTCTAATTCACAGTAATGAATTATTTTCTCTATATCCTGTATTCCATTTTTATTCAAGTACCTGCAAACGTACTTCACAACGTTGCCTTGAAAAAATGAGAGATTATTTTTTGAAATAAACTCATAGGGTTGAATAGGGAAATCTTTGTAGTGACTCCCACCTATCTGCTTATCTTGTGGAAAAGCTTTATCAAACATGTCTTTACTGCTCATATTTTTCTCCTGTTATTTCATTTAAACATTCTTCTGCATTACCATTGAATGTAAATGTCTCATTATTTTTTTCGTAGATAACAAAAAAATTATCTTTTCTTTTTTCTAACTCTATTATTTTTATCATTTTAAAACCTCCATTATGTTAATTATAAAAAATGTTAGTGTTATTGTTATTAGTATGTCACTTGTTATTATTCTCATGTTTCTCCTTTTGTTATAGCAGTTATTGATTCGGCGATGATTGTCTGGGATTCGAGAACCAAATCAATTTTATACGACGCTGCTATACCGCCGCTGAGTAATATCTCTATCCCGTTCTGTTTATACTTATTGTATAATCTAGCTAAAGTGTTTGTATTCATTCTTTTTTGTTTTACCTTTTAATTTATATAAATTGTTTCTTGCACGTGTTGCTCCTACGTACCAAACTCTATGTTCCTCATCATTTTTTTCATCACTTTTTTTAACTGACTTCTTTATTGTTCTTCCTAAATCTAGACATAAAATAACATTATCTTCTTCCCCACCCTTAGCTGCATGAATTGTA